TAGATATTAAGGACTTATTCTATTCTGATATTGAACTTAATAAATTAAAAAAGGAAATGGATCATCGAATCGATAAATACGGAATCAATTCAAAAGAAGCCCTTGAAGTCAGTCAAATAATAGATCTATTAATAAACATAGATATGAGGAAGCTATAATGCTCCCTCAATTTTATTTTTTATGTATTCATCTATCTTTTTACTTTGCTCTATTATATCTTCATATCTACTATTGTTCTTTATCATTAGTTCAAGCTTTTTCAAATCTTCTTTCATAAGCTTGTCCTCCTTTTTAATATAATAACAAATTTTATGTAAAAATTCTGTCGAAACTTTTAAAATGGCTAAAAATAGGCAAAAAATCAACGTACGAGAATGAGTTTTAAGGCATTTTAATTATTTAGGAATATAGTTTGTTGTCTAAGATTTAACATATTCTTTCGCCATAGCGAAAATAGCATAAAAAAAGAGGTAGGATTGCTCCTACCAAATTTTACTTGAATAATTTATTAAAAGTATTTTTTCCGACTATTCCATCTGCAGATAATCCATTTCTTTTTTGAAATTCTTTTACTGTATTTTCAGTTGCAGGTCCGAATATTCCGTCTGCATTAATGTTAAATGAATGACAAATCATCATTGACTGGATTAACCATGTGATGTTTCCTTCAGCTCCTCTTCGAACATTTATGCAAGCATTGTATGTGTTAGTTCCAAATATTCCATCGACTGCTAAACCTCTATGATATTGTTTATTTAATTCTGTTTGTAGCCCTTTTACAAGTGCTTTTCTTGTTTCGTTTCCATAGATATTATCTACTGAAATATTTAAACCATATTTTTCATTTAAAGAGGTTTGTATTGTAGCCATTTTTCCCTTTTCTTGGCTTGGCTTTGATACTTCTTTTTCATTTGAATTTGCTATTTGATCAAATGGAAATTTGTCTCCTGGGCATGAGGTTGCACATACATCTCTATGAGCCTGTACTGTTGTTATATTGTATTCATGCTTTAAGTACGTGACTAACTCTTGTCCTGCCTTTATTTGTTCAGCTGGCATATCTTCTTCCATATAGTCTCCTTCGAAGCAAATTCCTAATGAATTATAATTTGCTCCATATGCGTGTGCTCCCACTTTATCTTCTGGACGAAGTCTATATACTTTACCATCTTTTCTTACTAAAAAGTGATATCCAGCACCGCTCCATCCATTGTTTAGATGCCATCTATGAATATCCTCGGCAGAACAGTTCTTTGCGTCTGCATGATGTAGAATTATCCTTTGTGTTGCCTTTCTTGTAGACATATCTTTGAATTGTAAGTTAGTTTCTATTATATTCATAATATTCCTCTTTTCTTTTTTATTCTCTATAAAAAGCTGTGACTCTAACAACTATATTTTGAATTGAAGCATAACTTCTTATTTGTAATTCCCCACTTCTTCCACTCGTTGGGGCTTCCGCTTGATATAGAATATGAGCATAAACCCTATCCCATGTTTCATACACATTTACAATTTCTACATTAAAACATACAACTTTATCCAAGCTTAAATTAGGGAACATTGTTTTGAAAGCAACATTTGTAGAAGTGCTTACATTTATAAATTCATTAATGTACACAGCTGTTTTAATCTGTCCTTTTTCATTATTATTTATCTGATTTTTTGTTTGTTTTGTGATAGGTATCATCTGCAATCACGAGGAAGTATTGCTACATCTCTGTGCTCTCTACTTCCTCCTTGCTCCCAATTTTGTTCACTAAAAATGTTAGTGTGTGTACAGCCTCAAGGCTTTTACGATTCTATTCATGCTACTTGTCCTCCTGATTAATTAAATTCTTAAACATTTCGTATAGTCCTGTAGAAGCTAGTCCACTGAACATTCCAGTTAATATAACTTCTGCATTTATACCGTTTAAATTTATTAATACATTAATTACTAATCCTAAAATTAGCATTATTAGTGGTATGTACTTGTTTGGTATAAAGTCAAGGCTATTTTTTATAACGTAGCCTACACATACACATATTCCTACAACTACTATACTAAAATATTGTGTTAATACTGATATATCCATAATTACAATTTCCTCCTATTATTTTATTTAATAATTAAAGCTATAACAGCACCAACAATCGCACCTACAACGGATAAGATTATTTTGTCTCTTATAGCTTTTTTAACTTCTTTATAATCTTGTGCTGGCTCATTTTCTATGTTGCCAACTCTAGTATCTAGCTTGTTTACATCTTCTCTCATCAGCTTTACCTCTGTTGCAATTTCTTTAATGGAAAATGTAAGCTCGTGAATATCTTCGAGTTTATTTTTTATATCTTTAAATTGAACATCATGTTCATCTAATCTCTTTGTGTTAGATTTACTTCGATCTTCTACTTCTTGGAGCTTCATTATATCTGACTTTTCCATAGCTTACCTCTCTATTCTGCTTTAGTATACTCAACTGTCGCAATTAATTTATTAACAATATTTTGCCAAGCTGTTCCTAAGAAGCATTTAATATAACCAGCTTTTGCATCTGCCCATATTCTACTTTCTCTGCTAGCTACTGGATAATATGTCCCAACATTAGTAGTATAACCACTTGTAGAATTGATTACATAGCCATTTTTCACAAAAATACTATCTGCCTTTGGAATTTGTAACAGTATCATTTCTTCTCCATATTTTAATGTGTTAATTAATACTGTTTTTCTATACAGTTTTTTCCCGTCTATCCAAGTGCCAATTTCTTTTTCTTCTGTTGAGTATATTATTTTGTTTTTTTTAGGTTGCACTATAATCCCCCCTCACTACAAAATCTAATACATCTCCCGCTTCAAGAGCCCAGTCAGTTGTTGTTTTTATTTTATTGCTTATGCTATCTGCTGTTCCAACTTCTTGATAGTGACCATCTGTTCCGCTTGTATCAGAGCTTAACAATAATCGTTCTCCATTCAAGTACACGTCAAGCACCGCTTGTCCGACCTTATAGCAGCACGGTATTGTTACTTCTGTTCCCGCCGTAACTGTAGATGTAATTTTAAATTGATATTTATGCGTGACTAAATTCTTTTGCATTTTATTTAAGTTATATGCTGATAAAGGTATCTTGCCCGTGTATTTTGCTGGAGTTACTGTATAATTTACTCCATCGATAGTAATGTAAGCATCTTGTGTTTTTGTACCATCTTCGAAATTAAGTATTTCCATTCTTTGCTCCTTTCTCAAGATTTTCTATTCTCTGCTTTAATTCTTCTATTTGTTTCTGTAGTTCCTGCGTCGCCTTAGTTAATGTTGCGATTATAGGTAATTCATTGATGTAGTATCTTTCTTCTATGTTTTTATCTTTGTCTTCAGGTCTTTTTATAACAAAATTAGGGTCTATTTGTTCCATATCTTGAGCTATATATCCTATCTTGTAATGTTTACCGTCATCTTTCTTGTCAAATTCTTTATGTTGAATCTTATTAATGATATCTAATGCTGAAGTTGTGCAGTCTTTAATATTGTTTTTTATTCTTCTGTCTGATGATATATTATTTGCATATACATTTCCCTCAACGCTTAGATTGCCAAAAATTTGGGCTAAAGAAGAGACATGCACAGTAAACATAGTTGGTGCGTCAGCAGTACCAAATAGAACATCTCCATTAACCACAGTCAATACTCCATTGTCAGTCATTAGCACATATTTATTACCAGTTCCAATTTTAAAGCTGTTTGAACCTAAAGCATTTTTGAAAAATTGAATAGCATCTAGAATTGTCATTCCTCCACCTGTAACTCCTCCTGAATATGAGCTATTGTAAGGATATATACTAAGTAATCCATTTCCATTAGTGTCTTCGAATGTTATTCCTGAGAATACATTTCCATAAAATCTCACGTTTCCACTTTGGATTCCTGTTTCCATTCCTTCTAGAATTAAGTCACAGTATTTCAACGCTAACTGTCCATACACATCGTCGGAATTTTGAGCTCCCATGTGGAAGTTTTTGATGTATAGAATTGGATGATATTTATTATCGCTCTTTGTCTTAATGCCCCATGCCATTCCATCAGTAATATCTTTGTTGTACTCGCCATCAACCGCAAAACTAATATAACTATTGCTATCTTCCTTGTTAACTCCCATTTCTCCAAATATAGTAGTACCATCACTTTTATAAAAATGCTGTCCCGTCTTGTCCAGCGTCATCAGGATTTTTTTGTTTTGGTCCAGGATTGCAAAACTTGCATTGTTGTTGACAATCATCATCTGTATATAATCAGATATTTTATTCCATGCAATTTTTACAGCTTCATAATTAACTTGAAGTTCTGTTGAGAACTCATCTTTATCTAGCTTTTGTGTTGCAAGTAGTTGAATTTGGTCTGCAGTCTGATTAATTGCAGTTGTAAGTTCTAGCTTTGTTGCATACATATCTGTCAAGTCATTTTTTATAATGTATTCAGCGTAAAACTTGTTGCCTGTCATGTCTATTAAATATATGTAATTATCCCCTTCAAACAACTCTATCTTCACATCAGCCAAAGTTTGTTTGATTGGATTTTCTAACTCTTCCAGCACATGATATTCCGTTAGCTTTAACCTACGCAAAACATAAGCTTCGTCTTTAGTTATAATAAGGCTATCACTCACGCTTCCTGTAGTTCTTAGTTCTTCTATATTAATCATGTATTCTTTTTTATCGGCGGAAGGATTTGTTCTGCTTTGCTTGTCTACTATTATTTTGTACTGCACATTACATCACCTCCTGATTTGCGTTTAAGTCTGATGATGGATATAAATCCTCATCAGGATATAAGTTGCATTCATACTTCTTGTTCCCCTCAATTATTAAGTTCAAAATGTTGATTTCTTTTGCATTCTCTAAATGTACTTCTGTTATTCCTTCAACATCTCTCTTATAGTCAACTGTGTCTGCTACTTTTTGTTTAATCGAATCTATGTCTTGCTTTACCTGAGTTATCTTCTCTTCGTGCTCTGTAGTTTCATTGACTAAGTCTTGAATTGAGCCTTCATTTTTCTTTGCTAATCTTTCAACTTTTAAAGTTTTCTTTTCTTCTTTTAGGGTTACCTTATATTCAGTATTTGTCTCGTCTGGTATATCCGCTTCACTATTGCTTGTTATTCCTGTATTAATTGTAATATTAGCCTTTAAATAAAAAGTCTTGTAAAAATTATCGTTTCTATCTCCCAAATCAATACAATCACATGGTTCTAACCACATAACACCTAAGTCAGATGCTTCATAAGAGTAATATTCTAAACCTTTTACTTGCTCAAACATATCTTCTATTACTTTTTCTCTTTGCTCTTGTAAAAATTCATTTTCGTCAAATCTTATTTCACATCTTCCATTTTGAGTGATACTTTCCTCATCTATTGATTCAATATTATCCTCTGTACTTCCTCTTCCTAAAACTAATGCATTTAGTGGTCCAAATTTTTCTTTGACTAATAAATTGGATATATAAGATTTATCTAACTGTTGAACTACGATATTGCTAGGTTTACAAAGATATAACTTATTCTCTTTTATAAAAACTGTTGTCAGTGTTGCTTCAGCAATTTTTTCTAAGACATCTCTATATGTAATCTCTTGATTTGTAAAAAAATCTTCATTTACTGTCAAATTTGAGTTGAAGAAGTTCGTTGAATATAGGCCGACTTCGCAAACTTCACACATCTTCTGTACCAATCTTATTATTGTACAAGGATACGTCAACTGTAATTCTGACTGCTTAAATGTTTTCATAAATCTAATCATTCTGTCATACCCAGTTACCGTTATCTCTTCTTTTTTCTTGTCATCTTCCATATCTTTTATATAAAAATTACCTAAATCTATATACTGAAAAGCATCATTTATATAAAGACCGTATTTAAAATTTATATCTTTATCTTTGAGCTGATTTGCTGTCTTGTCCGTAATCTCAACTTGTTTCATTATTGTCTTAAATAATTTGCCTTCAAATGAATAAATTATTTGTTTAATTTTAAATAGATCATTTCCTGTCGCGATTTTAATGTCTTGTTGTTTTATTTTCTTTGTCCTTAATTTGAAATTATTATTCATTTCTATCATACAAGTTGTGGCCTCCTATCTATGGCCGTC